TGGTACTTCTGGATCTGGTAGTGTAAAGTTATTTACTAACCCATCAAGAGTTCCACTAGGATCAAAATCTACTAGTGTTTGCGCACCCCCAAATTTATTGGTGAATCTAAAGGAAGCTCTGTCTTTAGATCGCTCTGGACTAGCATCGTCTTTAAAATCAAACAGATGGTGTATTCTAGCTCTATTGTTTACAGCCTCTACAGATTGGGTTATTACGGTTCTATTTACAGCAGTATCTAAAGATATAGAGGCAAAGTCTACATCGCAAGACTTTACAGCAAATATTCTACCTCTACTACCACCGAGAGATCCATCAACCAATGGGCATTCGCCGTGACCAATCGCTAAAGTAAAATCTTCTAGATCAGCTACATTAGGATATAAACCCGTACCAATAAGTATATTAAAGTCTTTACCTGTTAACACTGGGTCATAAGCGTTTTTATATCCTAAAATTACATTACCATTACCTCTGGGTCTAAAGAAGCTTTCTGCCCCAATTATAGTATTGTAACTTTCAGCGGTAAGGTGGCTACCCGCTTGGGAACCCATAAGTGTATTGTAATCACCTATCGTTAAATCCCTACCCGCTTCAAAGCCAAATGTTGTGTCTGCACGAAGACTTGGGTTTCCTCCACACTCTGAAACACTAGCTGGTGCATCTAGACCAGCAAAAGTATTGTTAAAGTTATCTGTAAAAACAGATCCACTTGGATGAGATAAGTTAAATATATCTCCTATGTCATTTCGGAAATATAAACTTTGTGTTTGAACTGTGCATTTTTCGCTAGTCTTTACATATAGTTTACCAAAATTAGTAGTGATATCTGGATGACACGCTTGGTCCTTCATGGCTATTGTGCCACTATTACAAGTTCCACTGTGCCAAATAGTTAAAGGAGAGTTAGCCAAAAACATCCTGTTTTGACCATTAACATCTCTCCACTTTGGGGTGCCTACTCCGACAAAGCCAAGTTCGCTAACTGACATAAATCCAACTTCAACACCTTCACATCCGCTAGCCTTCAGTAACGAAAAGTCAACAACGGTCTGATCCGTATCTCCTACATCTACGCCAGCAGGACCATCAATGAAACTGTCATCAAAGTTGGGGTCGTATGAGATATGAAGACCCGAAGCTTTTTCGTTTCCGTTACCAAGTAGTTCTATATTGCTTCTACTTTTATCCAGAGTAGCGAGTCTTATGTTTGACTCACCAACAGATTGAGTGTTAAATATTGTATTGGGAACTACTGGATCTTCATTTTCGTCTCTTAAATAATTAGTGATACCAACTAGTCCACGATGTTGATCACCTGTATTTCTTAATACGGTAAGCGCTTCTAAGATTTTAGATTGCCCATTGTGGACGTGTAGTGAAAATCTATCTTTCATCATCTATCCTTATTATTTTAAACACTTAATTATTAAGGAGTGTAGTATGGAGGACTGGTTGTTCCGCCACCGCCACTGCTCGGATCTTCGGTAGTAGCCGCAGCGGTGGTTGTTGTTGTCGCAGGAGCAGTTGTCGTTGTCGTAGTTACAGGACTAGTAGTTGTTGATGTGGTAGTTGGTGGGGTCAATGTCGTACTTGTGGTTGTACTACTAGTTGTTGTAGTGCTTGTGGTGGTTGGCTCAGTTGTTGTAGATGTTGTGGTAGTGCTGGTTGTGGTAGTTGATGTGGTTGATGTGGTACACACTTCATTTTCTCCTCCAGCAATATCATCACAACTTTGATTTTCATACCAAGTTCCCGGTGGAACAGAATCAGCACATGCAGCCTCAGTGCTGTTAAAGCAGAGTCCAGTAAATCCGGCACCGCAACAGGCACCATAATCGCATCTCTGTGTGCCATCACTGTCAGTTATAGGCGTTGAAAATCCAAGATCTTCACATGACGTACAGCAGTCAAATGTTCCATCAATAGCAGCTAAAGCTCCAGCAACACAACAAGTAAATCCTGTAGTGTAATGATCATCTGGGCAACCTCCCGGCTGATTTGGGTCTTTACCTTCAGGGCAAGAGGTTGTAGTAGTTGATGTGCTAGTAGTTGAGGTGGTGGTTGTAGTATTACATTCTGTGCAATTTGTAACAGGGTTGCAGTCGTTATTTTCCAACCCGTCCGTACAAGCTAGTTCTTTAATATCACAGATAAATGTACCATCTGGCTCTGGTATAGTTCTACACCATAAAGCGTGTGGAGGAGCAATTGTTGTACTACTTGTGGTTGTCGGTCCTGCGGTTGTCGTTGTGCTTGTGGTAGTTGGTCCAGACGTGGTGGTGGTACTGGTTGTGGTTGGTCCTGCGGTCGTTGTGGTAGTAGGTACTATTCTATCGCTAGCACAGCCAGAAATAAGTATATCAATTTCATCGTGATAAATCCAACTAAATCCACGTAGAGTGTTGCATGTCTTGATTCTAGAAGCATACATCTGTTCAATTTGAACACCAGAATCTACACTTCCATACATTACAGATAGGTCAATACCGCTAATATTTCCATCATCTAGAATATGACTTCCAGATGCAGAAACAAAGTTGTGATCTTTACAGCAAAAACCACTTTCAATCACGCCCATACTGCCAAAGTTTACACCTGAACAAGATGTTTCAGGGCCAGCTTTAATTTTAATTCCTTGACAACCACTTTGAGTTACCAAGGACAATGTTTGATCGCCTAGAACTCTATCTGTCTGAAGATGATTACCAGATGTAATCTCTATACTGATATTTGATTCCCAGCGGGATCTTGCATAATGGCTGTCAACCTCTAGGCAAGTTAAGCTTGGATCTGGATGTCTATAAAGAAATGTATAGTCTCTTCTGTAATCATGACCGCTAGAGTGTACCTCAAAGCCAGCACCATCTAATGCCTCGTCGCTCAGATACCCACAAACCGCAGAGTTGTGAAAACCAAGATCGCCTTCACAAAGACCGCTAGTAGCGAGGTGTAATGTTTTGCAGTCATATAAACATTCATTAATATTGTTATAATTTACATCATTGGCATGAAGTCTTCCAGATATAACAACATCGTTAAAATACCCATCCCATAAAAGTTCCTTGCCTGTTACGTCGGCATAGCCCAATGCGTAAACATGACTCTTATTGGGAACGAGATGCCCATCAATTGTGACAAGACCTTGATCACCAGATGGGGTATCCGTACCAAAGCCAACCTTGCCACCAGAGAAGTATATAACTTCATTAACAGATTTCCAACCGTATTCAGAAACGCCTATATTTCCAATCTCGCTAGTATACGGGGATATGTCTCCTGATACCTGTAGGGTTCCGTAGTTGTGTAAGTGATTTACGCCAAGACCAAGCTTTCTGTTTAAAAGATCTCCATACATTAGGGGTGGAGCGCCAGAATTTAGAATAATATCACATGTGTGTTCTTCATCTACCCCCGGATATACCCCTACAGACAATGTGTAGTCTGCTCTATCTCCTAAAAAATGTCCCGCACCATGACCAATTGCTATATTGAAATCACCGTATCTATTGCTATATAACGTGTAATTACCTATGCCTATATTTCCAGAGCCATTAACATTTCCCGCTGTACTATTAAGACCAACGCCAATATTGTGATTTCCGGTCAGATTACAACCAAGAGCATACGAGCCAACAGCAGTATTTCCGCTGCTAGCATAGTTTGCTCCTAAAGCGTAATAACCTACCGCAGTATTGTCAGCGCTACTTCTGCCAGCTAGACTTAATTTTTGTAAGGCTAATTCTCCAGCCTTTGTTGTCCTAAGATCTGGAGTAGAGAAATTAAGAGTGTTTAACTCTGTATCCTCTAAGAATCTATGGGTAGAGTCAATTAAATCTATTAAGCTTACTCGTAAATCTCTGGGAGAGATTTCTTGAGTTGAGTTATCTGGTAGTAAAACGCCAATATGGGTTATATATTCTGATTTAGATAAAATCATTGACAAATGGCCTTATAAGGGATTTTATTTAAAACTAATCTGTAATGTGCTCATGTCAAATTTAACTGTATCTCCAGCGTAGATAATACGAGGATTGTCTAAAGCTGCGTGCATTAGTAGATTTCCAGTACCCCATTCACCAGAGTCTACAATTGCAATACCTGAAACCCACCCCCAGTCAACAAGGGCTGAACTGCCATCTCCTTCATCAAATAAGAATTGAACGCTATTTTTTATTAGTCCACTACCTTGAGCGTGCTCATCAGTGTCGTAGGTCCATCTTTCATTACCTACTGTAGAAGGATTACCAAGACTTAACCGCCTATATCCCGTGTCAACACCGTTTAGGCCAGAAGGTAACTCTTGGAGTGTTCCACCATTGTACTGATTAACGCCTGTGTCTGAGTCACTTGGTACGCCACTGGTTAATGCGATAGCTACATTTGTGGGCTTAGAAAATGATTGCCCCCTAAATATATGGTGTAAAAGACCAGATTCTAGATAATCTGATAAAGCTGCCATTGAAATACTCCTTTAGAATATCCTGCAAATAAAACATTTTATATTGTATTATACACAAAAAAAGAGCCACTCCCACAATAGAGAGTGGCCCTTCTTAATTAAGGTGAGTCTAGCAAATACTAGAACGATCCAAGGATAACTCTTCTGTTATCAAGGACACCAAATCCAAGCTCTGCAAATCCATAGTAGCCAGCGCGTTGCTGTCTATGGAGAGTTGGATCTTCAAACACCTCAACTTGCTGCTTCATTGGCATGACAAAGCTATCGTTGGAAGACTGATCCAAGCCAACTACTAACTCAAGGTCAGAAGCTTGAACAGCACCGCCAAGACCTTCCGTGAAGAAGCTTTGATACTCTTGACCTTCGCCAAGCTCATCAAGATCATGGAGATTTACACCAAAGATTCTGGTGATAGGTGCTCCACCTTCAGCGGCAGTGTAGATCTCGCGACGGGTTACTTCGTCAATCTGATCAATACCCCAGTTGCGGACATCTTCCAATGCCTCTGGCGAAACGTAAAGATCAGTCAAACGACCACGATTAGCAGATCCAGTGTTACCGCCAGCATTACGACGCATAACAGTCTGCAACAACGAAACCAATCGCTTGCTAAACAAGCCAGCGGTAGCGTCACCATCGTAAACCAAAATGTTACGATCAACGCCAGCAGCCAAAATGGTGTGCCATCCATCGTCATTCATCTTCTTGACGAATCCAGTCTCAAGGACTTGCATAGCACGGCCAACAATATCCCAACGAGCCTCACGAGCATAACGAAGCAAGTAGTCAATGCTACTTGTGATGCTGTAGGTTGGGATCGTAACATAGTCGCCTTCAACTGCTCGCTCAGGAACACGACCATGACCGGGATTGGTATAAGCGACATGCTCACCCTCAAGTCCCGGAGAAATTAAGTCAAGCGGATACTCCGTAGAAGCTCCCGGCTCAACATTAATAGTTTCAAAAATATCACCAAGGATATTTCCAACAAGAACTCCCTTACGCAAAGGAAGCTCCAATGCTTTAGCGAATTCTCTCTGTGCAGCGTAAGCAACGTTTTGGTCGCTATCGCCAGATTTCTTCAGAAGTGTGATGAATTCATCACTTGGTCTTTCTAACTGTGACATTGTATATTCTCCTTTTATGTTAAGGCTTAAGAGCCGTATGCGTTAGGAAGGTTGACGTAAACTTTGGCATAACCGTCGCCATCTGCACGAGACATGAATCTTCCGATTGCAAGCTCTCCAGACTGTGCAGCAAAGGTAGTGCCGTTGCAAACAGCGCCAGCAGTGAAGGGAGAAGCAAAAGCCAGTTCACCAGCCTTTGGAGTTCCTTCAATGTTATTGGTGACAACCCAACCACGAGTCATGACGGTGACTTTACCGCCCTTTTGAACCTCATCCTTGTGTTGATTGAGGTGAGTTCTGGTCAAATCCTTATTAACGACATCGTTAAGAAGAATACCAACAGGAACTGAAGTAGCTACTGCTGTATCGTATTTAACAAGGTTTTCACCTTGATCTAGTGCTGCACCAGAGGCTAAACCCTGATCAGCGAGAATTACAACGCCACCACGAGTGGCTGTATCTTCATTGTAGAAGAAACTGATATCTGTAGATTCTTCGTATCTATCTGCTTTAAGAGCCATTGTTAAATCTCCTTTTTAGTTATTTAGAAATTCTATTGTTTTCAAACCAAGCAGCTACACTAGCTCTGGTAGCTTCAACCTCATCATAGTCATCTGACTCAATGAGCGTAGCCTCAGAAGTTTGCATTGCATCAAAATCTTCTGCGGTGACTTCTTCTTCGTCCGCTTTTGCTTCTTTCTCTTTCTTCTTCTTTTCCAGAGCCTCTTTAAGTGCTGGAGGCATTGCTGCTTCAGCATCTTCTTCTGCTTTTGGCTTTTTCATCATCATTGCTTCTTCATCTTCTTTCTTAGGTTTTGCAACCTTCTTTTTCATCATCATAGCAACGATAGCATCAAAAGCTTCATCGCTTAATGCGTCAAAATTAGCAATGGACTCTTCCACTTCATCTTCTTCAAGTCCAGCTTCTGCAAGAGAAGCCTTTCTCTTTTCCATTTTTTCTTTCTTCTTCATGTCTTCCATGTGTTCTTTTGCTTCAGAAAGCTGTTGATTTGACTGAGCAAGAGCATCTTCAAGTTCAGCAACTTTTGCTAAAGTAGACTTAATGGACTCTTCAAGCTCAGAAATAGTAGCTTGACTTTGATCGGAAGCGGCCTCATAAGCCTCTACCTTAGAAGCAAACTCTTTGTCTTTAGCTTCTTCAATTTGAGCTTTAATAGCTTCATTTTCAGACTTAGCTTGAACAAGCTGCGCCTTGACATCTTCTAGCTGTTTTTCCAACAGTGATGTGTCTGACATTTTAAAATCTCCTATTTGAAACTTAGAATCAGATTCTTTGAAATTAAACGTAGCTGTGCTTTTACTATTCAGTATAACACTTCTTGGATTAGCTGGCTTGGCAACTAAACCCTTTCCAGAAAAGGAAATATTCCTAAGCGCTCGGCCTATTTTATATCCCTCATACTCTCCGCTGCCTCCATAAGCACGTAAATGCTTAGTTAGAAATGCAGAGTCTTCACCCCTTGCTAATACCTTAGCGTTTCCTTCTTGGTTAAGTAAAGCATAATCAAATCCTGCAAATAGACACTCCATTGAAACATACCACTTGCCTTCTTTAATTTCGGCAATGATATTTTTCATACGATCCCTATTCTCTTCTTCTGTCCAGCTATTATAAAGCACCGCCTGAGTAATAATATCAAACTCATCTGGTCTAGCTAGATCGTCATCATCAGCAACAGCCTTACCGTCTTTAGTTAATACATAACTTCCAGTAATATGTCCAATTATATCATTTTCATCATGACCATAATTAAACTGCTTGTCTTCGGGCGTGTTCCTAGCGGCCCAAGTTGCCTCGGACATAAACACGTCGTCATTTTTATTCCAGCCCGTAGAAACCAAAACAGACTCTAAATAGTGTAAATCTATTTGATCTTTGTTTTCAGCTAGAACTTTATTTAACACCTCTTTATCTGAGATAATTTCTTGAGCAGCTACAATATCACCAGTGTGAACTGTGGCCTCAGAGCAATACGCAACACTGGCTGTACTCTTTACGAGTTCTCCAATGCCATCATCTATTTCTTTTTGGTATATTTTGATCATATTTTTACCTCAGAACATTATACACAAAAAAAACAAAAATATATAAAAACGTTAATTTAATCCGAAAAAGTAATCAACAAACGCTCCAATAACGTACTTTTTGTAGGTTTCCATAGGCATCTTGCTGGGAGAGATATTTTTACTTGCTAGTATTTTTTGGAATGCTGTAGGCATTTTCTTATTAGAGGACAAGATATTTGATATGTCTGAATTTGAAAAAGACTTCATGGGTGATAAATTTGTCAGAACATGTAACTTCATTTGTTCTAACTCATTTGCTTCAATTTTGGTCAACTGCCTCATATTCGCTTTTTCTTTAACCGCTAAGTAACCCTTTGATATTTCTGATACTTTATCAAAAGCTTCTGATGCCCAAACAAATACTTCAGCTAGTCCCGGAGTTGATTTTGGAGATTCTACCCTTTGCTTTCTTGGCTCTTCGTCTTTCTTAAATAAAGGTCTACCGCCAGAAGGATCAACATCAGTGGTCTTTTCCATCTCTTCAACAATCGCCTCTTCCTGCTCCAATTCTTGTGGTTTAGGTGGGGCATGAAACGGACCAGCTTTTTCTGGTAATTTTTCTTTAGTTCTTTCTTTGTCCTCTCTTTGTAGTCTCATTTTCTCTACTGAAGGAATTTCTTTAAATCTCTCAAGTATAGTCTCGTGCGAAATAATATCTCTGTCAGCAAGTTGGATTAATAAGTTCTTTTCAGCAGACTCATCAGAAAGGCTCATATGATTAAATACAACATGTGCTGGTTTTCTAAATCCCATAGCCTTTCTAACAATCT